ATGATGTTGACTTGTTCAAGCGTGTCATGGTAAGTGTGCGAATTGCAATCGACGGTCAAAAAAAACGAAAGGCTAGACGAAAATGTGCAAACACCCTAACTGCGGATGCGCGGACAAATGCGCGGACGCAAACAATCTACAAGTGACAGAGCGCGAGCGTCGGCTAGAAGCGTTGTTGCGTGAAGTCATGTATTTGTTTGATGCGAATGAGCCACGCGAAGAAATGGAACACGCTCTAATCCGTGCGCGTTCGGAGTTGGCGCGATGAATTACGCGGAGTTTTTGGAAACTAAAAAGCCAAGGCGCATAACGCATGGCATTAAAGAGCATGGCCCATTGCACGAAAATCTTTTTCCGTTTCAGCGCGACATAGTTAATTTCCTAATTGAATCTGGACGCTCTGCCGCATTTGTTGATACAGGACTAGGCAAGACAATCATGCAGCTTGAGTGGGCTCGTCACGTTCCGGGGCGTGTCATTATTCTTGCTCCGCTAGCAGTGGCGAAACAGACTGCGCGTGAAGCGAATAAGCTGCTTGGAATGGATATTGATTACATCCGCGATGGTTCAACTGGAAGCAATAAGGTAACAATCACAAACTACGAGCGCGCGGAGTTGTTTGATCTACGACGGTTTGATGGCGTAGTGCTGGACGAATCTAGCATACTGAAATCGTTTATGGGGCGCACCAAGGCATGGCTTTGCGAAGCGTTTAGTCAGCATCCATATCGCTTGGCTTGTACTGCTACGCCAGCACCTAATGACTATATGGAGCTTGGCAACCATTCCGATTTTCTAGGCGTTATGCCTGCAAATGAGATGCTATCGCGCTGGTTTATAAATGACACGATGAACTTTGGGCAGTATCGTTTGAAGGGACACGCCGAAAATGACTTTTGGCAGTGGGTAGCATCGTGGGCCGCGTGTGTTTCGCGCCCGTCCGACCTTGGATATGATGACGGCGCGTTTGCCCTGCCTACGCTTAAGATGACGCATCACCTAGTTGACGCTGATATGACACAAGGCGCGGAAGATGGGATGCTTTTTCGCGTTCCAGAGATGTCGGCAACTTCTATGCACCGCGAGAAACGATATTCACTAAATCAGCGCGCCGGACGCATTGCCGACCTAGTCAACAATAGTGCAGAGTCTTGGATTGTATGGTGCGAAACCAACGACGAGGCGGACGCGCTTTCCGAGGTAATTCCAGACGCAATCGAAGTGCGCGGAAGCGAATCGGCGGACTCTAAAGAGGACAAGCTAGACGCATTTTCACGCGGCGATGCGCGAGTCATTATCACGAAGCCGTCACTTGCAGGGTTCGGACTTAATTGGCAGCATTGCCACAATGTGGCATTTGCTTCAATATCCTACAGCTATGAGCAATTCTATCAGGCCGTGCGCCGCTCTTGGCGATTCGGTCAAACAAAGCAAGTCAACGTTCACGTCGCTTTGTCTAGCATGGAATTGAAGCTATGGGAAACCGTAAGCGCAAAGATGCAAGCGCACGAAGAAATGAAACAAGCCATGCGCAAAGCTGCAAAGGCTTTCGCGGATGGCGTTCACCACTCTACTCACAAGTCATATAACCCAACAAAAAAAGGAAAGTTGCCGTCATGGTTAATCGCAGCGTAAACGTATTAGATGAATGTCACGGTGAAACATGGTCCGCGTATCAGGCAGATTGCGTAGACTTTGCAAGCCAAATGCCGGACAATTCAATAGATTTTTCGGTGTACTCGCCGCCGTTCTATGGATTGTATATCTATAGCGATTCAGTTTGCGACATGGGGAACACGGCAAATGACCAAGAATTTGCCAAGCAATACGATTTCCTAATTCGTGAATTGCACCGCGTAACTAGGCCGGGTCGCTTGTCTGCCGTGCATTGCAAGAATTTAGTCAACTACAAGGGGCGCGACGGAATGGCCGGACTGCGCGATTTTCGCGGAGACATTATCCGCCTGCATACAGCGGCAGGATGGGCGTATCATTCAGAGGTTGTGATATGGAAAGACCCGGTGATTGAGATGCAACGCACGAAAGCTCACGGTCTTTTATGGAAGCAACTGCGCGCTGACTCTACATTTTCGCGCCAAGGGATGCCAGAGTACATATTGCTTTTTCGCAAGTGGTCAGACGGCGAAGCGCAAGAAGCTAGCGTTGCTCCAGTAACGCACACAAAAGAAGATTTCCCTGTTGAACAATGGCAGAAGTGGGCAAGCCCAGTTTGGTTTGACATTCGCCAGACCAATGTGCTTAACGGAGAGATTGCCCGCGAATCAAAAGACGAAAAGCACATTTGCCCATTGCAGCTAGATGTAATCGAGCGGTGCTTGAAGCTGTGGACAAACAAAGGCGACACTGTTTTTTCGCCATTCATGGGAATTGGAAGCGAAGGCTACCAGTCAATTAAGTTCGGGCGCAAGTTCATTGGAACTGAATTGAAGGCATCGTACTTCGCGCAAGCGGTTGGATTCTTGCGCCAGATTGAATCAGAGAGTGCGACACTGTTTGATCTAAACGGAGATGCGCCATGACCAACCTCGAACCCATCGAACCGCCGCCGGACTGGCTTGTTGTCAGCGCGGTTGGCGTGATTGTGCTTGTGCTGTTGTTTCTTGCCGCGATGGCTTACGGGGTGTGCAAATGACGCGCAAAGAAAAGCTTGCAATTCTTGACGAAACGGTGCGGCTGTACAAAGAGCTAGCCGAAATGTGCGATGCGTTTGCCGCGCTCACTGGTGCGACATACGACAAGGGCTTGTTTGATAAAGTGTGGCGGTGCGTTGAGTACCACCGCCGCCATACTGCCGCGCTGATTGGTGATACCAATGAATGGATTGATTGGTACATTTACGAAAACGATTGTGGCGCAAAGGCGCACAAAGCTGGACTCACAAACAAGACTAGGAAAATACGCGCGACACGCGACTTGCTGCGATTGATTGAGGATTGCAAGTGAGACGGCGCGCAAAGGTTGACGCGAACCAATCCACAATCGTTTCCGCGCTTCGCAATGCGGGCGCGTTCGTCCAGCCGCTGCACATGGTTGGCAAGGGCGTGCCGGACCTGCTGGCAATCCGGCGCGGCGTTGTGTACCTGCTGGAAGTTAAAGACGGCACGAAGCCAGCGAGTGCGCGGAAGCTAACGCCGGGCGAATCGGCTTGGCACGCGGCGGCATATTCGCACGGGTACACGGTTGCGGTAGTTGACGGCATCGAGTCCGCGCTTGCGGCGGTTGGATTAGGAGTGAAAAAAATATGACTACATGGTGGATTGTTTTTGAGCGGCGCAAGGGTTCCAAGTGTTGGACAGCCACGGATAGCGGTCTGAATACCTATAGCAGATTCAAGGCTTCAGAGGAGCTGGCTTTGGAAGACGTCGCATACCGCGAGTCGCGTGAAGGATACGCTGAAAAGTGGGAAACGAAAATTGTGAAAGTTGACGTTCCGCATTAAGAGCGCGTTGTAAGTGCCTGCAATCCGCACGGTTGGAAACAATCGTGCGAAAGTTGAAAAAATTTCTGTACTTTTTTGAGCCACTGGTTTTATAGTGGTGGCAACAAAATGAAAGGTCCGCTCAAATGAACGCTAAAATCAACGAAATGATTCTGACGATTAAGAAACTCACGGCAAGAAATCTTGAAATCAGCAAGGCTGGCGGATTTTTTACCGACGAACAAATCGAAAACGAGCGCGAAGCGTACAAGCTGAAAATGGTGCTTCGGTTTGACTACGGAATGGAAATCGGCACGTACTAACCACCCCGCGCGGGACTGGCCGCCAGCCGCGCAGATTTAGAAAGGGAAAACATGACAGAAAAAAAACCATATGACCAGATGAGCCACGAAGAAAAACTGCACGAATTGTGGCAGCTAACCACGCGCAACTTCCAGCTTGCCGACGAGCTGAAGCGGCAGAAGGAAGAAGTGCGCGCCGGACAAAGCTACGCCGAACACGTTGACATCGTGAACGCCATCAAGTGCGAGCGGAAAGAATGCTGCCAATGCGTTAAACGGCTTGTGACTGGGAAGGCGAAATGAAACCAATCAAAGCAAAGAACCTACTCGCAGGAATGTGGATTGCGGTCAACTACGGAACCGCTATCCGATGCCTGAAAATATGTGAGCTTGGCACAATAGAATACGATGACGGCGCGAAGCTAATCGAAATTAAGGCGCACGATGACAACGACTGCAAGCATTGTGTCGCGGTGTCGCCGCCCGAAGCGGTACACCTTGCTGGAAACGAAGGGCCAGAGGATTGATTTGATTTGAGCGCGTGGCGGTGCGACTGCACCACAAGCCGCATTGAGTAGCGCAGTTAGTAGCTGCGAACACGCGCTCACCTTATCGGAGAATGAAATGAAACTACACCTAAAGAAAACCGCAGCCCTCGCCGGGTTGCAAAAAGTCAACGCTGTAATCGGTTCGCGCACTACGCTGCCGATTCTCTATAACGTCAAAATTGAGGCGGAGAAAGACGGCGTGACGCTGACGGCCACCGACTTGGATTTGACAATCGCGGCGGAGATTCCAGCCGTAGCCGTGGCGCGCGGCGGAGTCACAACGCTACCCGCAAAGAAGCTGCAAAGCATACTTGCGGCGATTGACGCGGAGGATATTGAGATTGAGGTTGACAGCAAGGACGTTGCCACTATTAAAGCGGGCGCGTCCAAGTTTAAGATTATCGGCATGAGCGCGGAAGAGTTCCCGCAAACGCCCAAGCTGGACGGCGACGCGCGGTTGCGAATATCGCAAGCCAACTTGCGCG